TTCTTTTATTTCTTGTTGTATTTGATCAACTTGTGTATCGCTAAATCCAAGAACATGTTTATTAATATACTTTTTACTGAAGTATTTACCAACATAATTTTCAGAATCACGTAATACATTTATTTTTTCTTGTAGCATCTCAATTTCACGTAATTGTGTAATATAAACGTCGCTAGAATACTTAAATACAATAGTATTAAAATTCCGATTCCACTCTTTTAAACTAACAATATTCTTCAAAATCAACTGTGTTTTTAATAAATCGATCCAAACATCATCAAAATTAGAGCGCAAATTATTACAGAATTTAGAGAAATTTAACTCATCACGATTAATTTCTGATGAACGACCTAAGAAAGAGCTAGCTTGGTCATCTAAACGTGAAAGAGGCACTTTCATAGATTTGTAGAGTTTCTTCAAGAAAAATTCGATATCGTTAATCTTATCTACTTCAGTTGCACCTGGCAAAGTAGTAATTTCAGCAGCATTTGATCCATTTCTACGAGGTATAACCAAATCTTCTTGTAGATTTAATGTCCCAGAAGATGAAACAATTTCACCTGTTACTGAATTATATGACATATCATTTTTCAATGCCTTTACATATTCTTGCATTACTGCATTGCCTTTAGAAGGTGGCAAACCTGATATATCTACATAATGAACACGACGATCAGCTGAACGAGATACACGATAAATTATTTGTGCTTCTTCCAATTTATCTAGTTGATTCAAAGGTTTAATCGCTGGATACAAGTATGAAATGATAAAGCGATTTCTTGTTAAATTACTTGTATTGTGTAAAATATTGTTAGAAGCAGATTCTTGTTGATATAAATATAACCCAGAATTTGCATATGCTATAGAGTCTTTTGAATAAATTATAGCATCTGTAGAGGTTATACCTTGTCTTTCTTCTGGTTGATATAAAAAGTATTCTTCTTCTTTATTGATAATAAATGCGCCAGTATCTGGGTCTACAACTCTATTTACTTGTTTTATCTTTTTAATATCTAATGAGTCCACTTTTGTTATAGAGGCAATACCTTTTTCTGGGTGATTTTTATCGATATTTTTAATAAAGAAAACACGTCCATCAATATAAAAGTCTCTAAATATAGATTCGCCCTTCTTTTTAAAATTCATCAATTTCTGTATGTTTTCGAATTCTTGGGTAATAGTTTTTTGAGTTTCCTCATCAAATTCAGTTCCACTTAAGTCAATATCTACGGTTGCGCCAGTATCATCATTATTACTTATACATTCTGTTACAATTTGATCAATAGCACGAGAACAATATACATTAAGACCCATATCTCTAAATTTACGTATAAGGTCATTCTCTGATTCAAATATAACAGTAGTATCCCACGGATTCTTCGAATAAATTGGATTCGATGAATCTATAATGGTACTCCCATCTTCATCGACAACCATTCTTTTTGAAATTTCTACATTTGAATTTGACTTAGATTTAATGTCAATGCCAAACGGTTTGCTACGAAAATTACTTAAAAATCCCATAGATCAATCTCACTTTTATACATTTATATTTATTATTTATGCTTTTTCTGTGCAACAAAAGAGAGGGAGCATTATAACTCCCTCTCTCAAATGTTTTGTAGAAAGTTTAGAAAACACCTTGAATGACGTTTTCTGTAAATGTAGCAACGTTATTGACAACAGCAACTTGCAATTCAATTGTGTTGATAGAGCTTTGAAGCATCAATCTAATCAAAACTCTCATTTTCTGTTCATCAATAATCTGTTGCGGGTTATTGCTTTCATTGCAAACAACCTGAGCCAACCGGAAAGCACCAGCAGCGCCTAAGCCACGTAACCATGAAGACAAGTTACTTGTCACCAATTGACGTGTCTGTCTGTTGTTGTTTTCACCTAAGTAGAACATCAAGTAAGCAACTGCGCCACGTTCAATAATTATCAAGGTCTTTCTTGCTGCCATTTGACGGAAGTAAGATTGTTTGATAACATGAGTTCTATCACCCATCAATACCACACCAGCTTGATTGCTTACATAGATTGGGTTAATAGAACGAGCGTAAATTTCAATTCTCGCTTCTTTGTTCGGTTGCCATGCCAATTGAGTAACATTCAAGTATGTTCCACGAGTGAAGCCCATTGGAGAATCCCAAGGATTGTTATTAGTATCACAACGTGAGTTAACACCAGCAGTAGCACCAGCCATTGGCACCCATACATATTCATTATTAAAGCGATTGTAGTAATACATCCAGTTAGAATCTAAGAAGACTCGGTTAGACATAGTTACAGAATCACCCCAACCTTTAACAGCTGTTATTGTATCATTAATATCAGAATGTTGTAATAATGACAAAGAAGATGGAGAGAAAATACCCATCAAATCTTGACGTTTATCAATCATAGATATAATCGAATTAATAACTGTTGTAGAATAGTTAGCACCGAATACATATAGAACAGTTTCATTTTCTTGATCAGAGAATATATTATAGCCTTTAATCAAATCTGCATCAGTTGGAGCAACATCAATGCCGCCTTCTAATGTGATAGAATCAATAAAGTCAATAGGTTCTAATTCTTTAGAGCCAACATATACATAACCATCTTGGTTGTTCAAAACTTTACGATAGTATGTTTCTTGACCTTGTTCGTTAACTCCACCGCTAACTAACGTCAAATATGAATACTGAGACAAGATGTTTCCAGCATAACTATTGTAGAATACGCCTTTTGTATCAACAACAACTAAGTGGATTTCACCTTCTTCTGGTGCGCCATCGAATAATGATTTGTATTCCCAATTAGCAAATGTTGTAGAATTCGCTATAGAAACTTTAATCGAATTACCATATTCACCAGCATATCTTGCTGCAAATTTATATGGAACAGACATATTTTCAAATTCTTTCAAATTTTTAATCAATAAGCCTTTTTCACCATAATCAATGTATTCGCTCTTTTTAGATACTGTAGCAATAGCGCCTGATGTTTGACCGACAATTTCATCAGAGACAGAAAAACTAGATTCTACTGCTTCATAAATGATATAGTCTGCACCAACTTCTACAACTAAACCTGTAGCAGTAGCACCTTTCGCTATTGTTTCACCAACCGCGAATGTTCCGGCAACTGATGTAATACCGATTTTAGCATATTGGTATGACGTTTGGCTTTCAATAGTAGCAGTAGCACCATTACCGAAAGTTAATGTATTACCAACCACTAACAAACCAGAACAGTTCTTTACCGTTAAAGTTAATGTAGCTTCATCATAAGAAACAACTTCCGCAGTAACTTCCGTATTTGCTGTGATAGTTGAGCCTACTTCTATAACACCTAAGACTGATGTTAATGTAAATTTAGCATAGTCATAATTTGTAGAAGTAGCATTTTTTGTGCCTGCACCAGAAACACGGACAACTCTCAATGCATCAGAATAATCTAAATATGATGCGCCTGTTAAATAAGATACCTTATTACCACTATTTGGTAAACCAAAAGAGATAGCATAATTATCTAAGTTTGTAATTGTGCGAGCCTGTTCGATTGGACCCCACGCATAACCACCGACAAATCCTGCGCCGGTTGCTGCTTGTGCTTGAACACTTGTGGAATAGTCCAGTTCTTTCAGGGTTACACCCACGAAATCACTCATTTTATGTCCTTTGTGTGTTAGAGTATTTTCTTATCAAGTCCTCCAAAGGAGTAAAAAATACACCTTTGTTATAATTATTTATCGTTGTGATAAAAAAATCTACATCCTATAATCTACAATAAGAGGTAAGAATGTATAATATTGCACAAGAACAACCTTATAAAGACTTAGCTCATAACTATTCATATAAAAATAAAGTGTATTTGTTAGACGAGTTAACACTCGAAAATACATCTCGTCTTATGGCAGATATCACAGAAATGATAGATTATGAAAGAAAGCACTCACATATTATAGAATGGTTCATCAATTCACCCGGTGGTTCAGTACTTGTTTGTAAATCGCTTCTTTCACTTATGAAGATGGCGAATATACATAATATAACCAACATCACTTATGTAATC